AGAAGATTATCATTTCGAATGATCGTGACTTCATGCAGCTATGCGATGACGAGACAGTATTACTTCGTCCTACGAAAAACGAACTACTTAACAAATCGCGCATTATTGAACAGACAGGGATTCACCCAACCAACATGGCCCTCGCACGAGCAATCGCAGGCGATGCTTCGGATAACCTCCCTGGTATTAAAGGCGCCGGATTGGCGACAGTAGGCAAAAGATTAAACTTTTTGAGCGATAGCAAATCTTATACCATTGACGAGGTGGTAGAATATTGCGGCAAAAGCAAAGCCAAGCTTAAGTTCTTCACCAGCATTACAGAGAACCAAAGTTTGATTGAACACAACTATAAGATGATGCAACTCTACGCACCACAAATGTCAGTGCAATCTAAGCAGCACGTTCAATACACCATTGAAAACTTTGAGTGCGAATTCAACAAGACCGAGATCATCGGGATGATGCGCGCAGATGGATTCGGTGAGTTAAATTGGGAAGTTCTTAAAGAAAATCTAAACAAGATCAATAAGGACTGTGTTGACGCGAATAAAGAAAAATTTTAAAATTGATTTGACTTTAGCGCTCAATCAGTTATACTTATAATACACTATCGAGAGGGAATGAATGCTCACTGAAAATGTGAATTTTGGAAGGTACGGCAAGGCCTTCCAAGAGGGGCTAGTACAACTTATTTTTGAAGACAGACCGTTCGCGGATCAGATTACTGAGGTCCTCGATACACAGTTTCTTGAGCTTGAATATTTACGAGCATTTGTTTCCAAAGTAATAGACTATCGTACCAAGTACGGCACTCACCCATCCATAGAGGCGATGCTCACTATTCTCCGTACTGAAATGGATGGGGAAGATGAAGTGCTGCAGAATCAAGTGCGTGAATACTTTGCACGTATTCATACACGAGAGATGTCCGACATTGAATATATTAAAGAGACTTCCCTCGATTTCTGCCGCAAACAGAATCTCAAAGAAGCCATGATGAAATCAGTAGGGCTTTTACAGAACTGCTCCTTTGACGAGATCTCTACTGTCATTAATGATGCGCTTAAGCTCGGCTCCGAGAACAACTTTGGTTATGATTATCTCGCCGACTTTGAGGAGCGTTTTAAACTTAAGCACCGTGCTCCGGTTACTACTGGGTGGAAAGAGATTGACACCATTACTGGCGGTGGCTTGGGCAAGAGTGAGTTGGGCGTCGTCATCGCCCCCACAGGCGCGGGCAAGTCAATGGCCTTGGTTCATTTAGGATCCCAGGCCATCAAAGAAGGGAAGACGGTCGTTCATTATACCTTAGAGTTACAGGACACCGTCATCGGAACACGCTATGATAGCTGTATTACTGGCTATCCGCTCACTGATATCCGTAATTTTAAAGATGATATCTATGAAGAGATCAAAGAGCTTGATGGCGCGCTGATCGTCAAGGAGTATCCGACCAAATCAGCTACGACTAATACTATACGCTCCCATCTTGCGCGCCTTATCAAAAGAGACATTAAGCCGGGCCTTATCATTGTAGACTATGCGGATCTTCTTAAGCCGGTCATCGTGCGCAAAGAGAAGCGCAACGAACTGGAGTCAATTTACGAGGAACTTCGTGCTCTCTCCACAGAATATAAGTGTCCGATTTGGACAGCTTCACAGACTAATCGTTCCGGTCTTAACGCCGAAGTCATTACGATGGAGCAGATCTCCGAAGCCTTTAACAAGTGTTTCGTCGCTGACTTTATCTTTTCGATCTCTCGCACGATTGAAGACAAGCAGAACAACCAAGGGAAAATCTTTATTGCCAAGAACCGCAATGGCCCAGACGGTATTATTTATCCTATCTTTATGGACACTTCAAACGTCAAGATTCAGATTCTTCCGAAAGCACAGATGCCAACAATGGCTACAGGAGTAGCGACAAGTCCTGTGGCACTGGGCGTCAAACAGCAACAAGAATTGTTGCGTCAGAAATATACCAAATTAAAGAGGAAATAAAGAAAATGAGAACAGCCGCTAATATTCGCAGATTTAGATTGTCAGACGCATTCCTGGAGCCTTATAAAAATAAAGAAGTACCATGGGGCCCCATTGGTTATGTTACTTATAAACGTACTTATTCTCGCCGCTTAAGTGAATTTGATAGTGATGCATCTGGATCGGAGGAGTGGTGGCAAACTTGCAAGCGTGTCATTGAGGGAATGTTCGATATGCAAAAGCAGCACGTCTTCCTTCTAGGTTTGGAATGGAACGATGGCAAAGCTCAACGTACCGCAAAGGACGCATATGATCGCCTCTTTAATCTTAAATGGACACCACCAGGACGTGGCCTATGGATGATGGGCACCAAGTTTGTAGAGGAGAAGACTGCTGCAGGGCTTTTTAACTGCGCCTTCCGTTCTACTAAAGATCTCTCCCACAAGGGCGGCTATCTCTTTGCGTGGATGATGGATGCATTGATGCTTGGTATCGGCGTCGGCTTCGACACCGAAGGCGCCGGCAGCTTGACGATTCACGAACCCAGTTATACTAATGACAAACTCGTCATTGATGACTCACGCGAAGGGTGGGTTGATTCGGTCCATCTATTGTTGGATGGATTTTTCTTTGGCGGGAAGGTACCGAAGTTTGATTACTCGGCTATCCGCCCAGAAGGAGCGCTCATTGCAGGCTTCGGCGGCACCTCTAGTGGTGCAGACCCCCTTAAAGAATTACATCAAAGTCTGATTGAGCACTATACCGAGCGGATTGGAGAATCTATCACGTCCGTTGATATTGTAGACACCGAAAACCTCATCGGCCGGTGCGTGGTATCGGGCAACGTACGCCGTTCGGCAGCCCTGGCCATGGGACGTCATGACGATAGACTATACTTGGAGATGAAAAACGATCAAGAAAAACTGTACCACCATCGATGGGGTTCAAACAACTCTTTTAATGCAGTGGTCGGTATGGACTATAGCTGGCACGCAGAACAAAGTCAGAAGAACGGAGAGCCTGGATATATTTGGCTCGATAATGCTCGTACTCGTGGAAGGTTTAAAGACGGTGAGCGCTTTGACGACATTAATGTTGCCGGGTTTAACCCGTGTGTGGAACAGCAACTCGAAGATGCTGAACTGTGTTGCTTGGTTGAAACTTTCCCAGCAATGCACGACAATCTCGAAGATTACTTACGAACCTTAAAGATTGCATATTTATACGGAAAGACGATTACTCTTTCAAATACACACTGGCCTGAGACAAACGCCAAAATGCTGAAGAATCGCCGTATTGGCTTGTCCCAATCAGGCGTTGTACAGGCTTTCAACAAACACGGCCGCCGCGAAATGTATGAATGGTGTGATCGTGGTTACGAATATGTCAGCGAACTGGATGAGGAATATTCCAACTGGTTGTGTATTCCTAAGTCGATTCGTACCACCTCTATTAAACCATCCGGTACGGTTTCTTTGCTGAATGGTTCTACGCCTGGAATTCATTTTCCCGAGAGCGAACATTACATTCGCCGCATTCGATTCTCACACACCTCACAGGTTTTAGAGAAGCTTAAGGGCGCCGGATATCATATCGAAGAGGACTCCTACTCTCCCAACACCATGGTGGTGGAGTTTCCTGTGCACGAGCCTTACTTTACAAAAAGCAAAAAAGACGTTACGATGTGGGAGCAACTGGAAATCGCAGCACAATACCAACATTATTGGGCCGACAATTCAGTATCGGTAACCGTGACCTTTAGTGAAGAGGAAGCTAGCCAGCTTAAGGGCGCCCTCGAAATGTATGAGACACGCCTTAAAGCCGTTTCGTTTTTGAAATATAGCGAAACTGGCTATAAACAGGCACCATATGAATCGATTACCAAAGAAAAATATGAGAAAATGATTAAGAAAATTAAGCCTTTGCAGCGTATGGATACGGATGGGGGCAAAGGAACTAAATTTTGTACAAACGACACATGTGAAATTTAATAGGAGGATATGTGATAAAACCCGTTAATAGATATATTCAGATTACACAGCCTGAATTAGAAGCCCAAACAGAATCTCAGATTCTATTGCCGGCAGACTTTAAGCCCGAAGAGGAACGTTACAAAGTGGTAACGGTTGAATCTTGGGCACCCGACGTTCGCTTCGTCGATCAGTTGGAAATGAAGTGTCGCGCTATTGTAGATGCATCAATGATAGAAGAAATAAAGGCGCAAAATAGACGAATTACTGTTATTCAAGATAATTATGTTATAGCAATTTTAACTGAATAACAGGAAATACCTTTATATGCCCCTTGACAAAAACTTTTATAATCAGTCGTCCGCTGCTAATTTGGGATGGGATCCCAGTTGGTTCGGTGAGAAATATTTTGACGACAAATTAGTAAGAGCAGTTAAAAAGTGGCAAAAAGAACGCGATCTAACGCCTGATGGCTTAGTGGGCCCAATGACTTTCCGGCGCATTTGGACTGAACGACAATCAACTATCGACGAACACAAGCCAGCAACCCCCAGTTACTCTAATTACATTGTTTATAATGGAAACTTTATTTCTATTGAGTGGGATAAGGTAGTATTGTGGTCGGAGAATGGCGGCCTAAAAGCCTCCGCCGGTTCACACTACGATTATAGTGGGCGCCCAGGACGCGCAATTCGCTACTTCGTTAATCACTGGGACGTCTGTTTGAGTTCGCGCGCTTGCCAACAGGTGCTAGACAATCGAGGAATTTCAGTTCATTTTTTAATTGATAATGATGGGACGATTTACCAGACTATTGATATGCAACATGGTTGCTGGCATGCGGGAAGCGAAAGAGCCAATCGGGCTTCGGTAGGGGTGGAGATCTCTAATGCTTATTACCCTAAGTATCAAGAATGGTACATTCGGAATGGTTATGGTGAACGTCCGTTGATTAGCGACGAATGGTGCCAAGGAGAGCAGTTAAATCCTTTTATGGGTTTTTATCCTGTGCAGATTAGGGCTCTAAAGCAACTTTGGAAAGCCATCCACAAGGGACTCGACCTTCCCTACACGGCCCCTCTCAATCAGTTTAATAATACAGCTAGCAAATACGTACAGAATGTGAAGTATGGGGACTTTCGTGGCTTTGTTAGTCACTATCACGTTTCCAAAAACAAGATTGACTGTGCGGGGCTAGACATCAAAGCGCTCCTTGAAGAGGTTGAAGGCGAGGAAGAGAGTGGGTACAGCAGCGCTAGCGCCGTCTGTGAAGATGATTCTTGAATATGATGAGATAGTAATTGGAAGCAATTTAATGGCTGTTTTGTATGCCTTTAATAATAAATTGCCCATTTTTTTTACTCGGCCTAGCCCGCCTTTCCGGCTCGACTACCTCGATGCCCGGGCAAACTTGTCTTGTGTGAGGATGGAAAACACCACCCGTACGCTCGTGACCCACGAGGGCAAGATTAACGTTGGGCTGCCCAAAAAATTGCTTTGGGAGCGATTGTTGTTTGTAATTTCTCTCGCAGGCAGAGCGCCCCTGAGCACCCTTTGTGAAAACATTAGACACAATGGCGAGTCATTGATTTGTTCTAACGAATACTCCAAAATAGCTGAGGTTAAATTTCAAAAAGCTTATTACTTTGGAGACGAGAATTGTTCTGGTTTGGTTGGCGAAAAAACACTTGCCAATCCTTCATATATGTGCTATGATTGGATAGCATTCAATCGTGGAGGAAAGCATGAAATCGACCTCATTGAAACCACCGACAACTTTGTCCATCAAATTTGGTTTTATCCTACAGATCGCGTTGATGGCAACTCTCCTGTCAAGGATGCTTGCTTAGTCTCTACGCTTACCCAAGAACAGCTACTAGATTTTAATTACTCACAAACAATGGCGAGATTTAAGATGATAGCAGAAATGCGCGATAGAGGAATGAGAGGACCGTTTAATGGCTATTCACCCACAGGCAATCCGAAATATTATAATTTTAGAACTTCTATCATCGGCCGCGAGACAAGCAAGAAACCGACAAACCCACGTCCCGCTATCCCCACATTGGAGATTCCAACACTTGAAGAAGAAGCTTTACTCCAAGATTTACCAGAGGCTTGTGTGGGATACGATAGATTTCTAGAGAATTTATGAGTGATGGCCGACACACACATCTAGCTGGTATTATACCGCTGGCTAATTTGATTACTGATTTTGATCTTCCCATTCCCGAGTGCCTTATGCCGGTGGACCCTGGCTTTACGGCCATCCAGAAAGCAGTGTTTGAGTGCGCCGTCGCCGGCTGCCAGACTATATGGATTGTGGCTAATGATGATTTAGCACCCTTAGTAAAGAAGGTGGTTGGGGAGTGGACATATGATCCCGTCTATTACTCGCGCTCCCACAGCATCTTTCCTAGTGAGCATCGCAAAGAGATTCCTATATATTATGTGCCTATTCACCCCAAAGATCGCGACCGGCGCGATTCATATGGATGGTCAGTACTGCACGGCATTAACTCTGCGTGGAGGGTAGCTAATATTATTTCTCAGTGGGTTGTCCCCGATAAGTATTTTGTCACATTTCCAATGAGTGCGTATAACGTCTATGCCCTCAGAAATTTCCGGGCAAAAATTTCAGATTTTGAAAATAACTTTTTTTTAACTCATAACGGCAAAACTGTAAAGGATAATGAACACTTGGCGTTTACTATGTTTAGTGAAGACTTCATTCAATGCCGCCGCCATGTGAACAAAACTACCACGAGAG